GGTCCTTGCTGGGAGTTTTGGCCAGACAAGATCAACTGCTAAATTCTTGAAAATTCGGGAGTGGTTAAGCCACAGTGGTCAGCGAGTGAAGCTCGCATCGCACTCATCACGTGCTCATTTGAGTGTAGTCTCTTGTACTACATATGCAGGGAAACCCGACAAACCTGCATACACATGTCACTATCTGAAGCGTCACTAAGTTACTCCTTTGGATTTTCCTTAGATCACTTCGCCTAAACTATCTGAAGCATCACTAGATTACTCCTTTGGATTTTCTCTAGATCACTTCGCCTAACTTGGTTATTATATATTCCTGGGCTGGTCGAGTAGGGCTTTCACCTATTTGTTTTTATATTTCTCTATAGTCACAGGTAAGTCATGTTCAGTTATAGTGGGGGTCCCGTTGATTCAACGAGAGACCGCTGTGGCCGCGGCTGAGGTATGAGGTCAGTTACAACATTTGACGGTACACAATAGGGCACTCCTAGAAGGAAGCCCAAATTGAAATCGTCTCCTGCTGCCTTAGCTATACTCACCGCGTTATCTACACGACTGCGCACAAAGGTTGGATAGGTTTGAGGTTGAGTAAAGTGGAAGTAAGTATCAGGCTCAGTGTCAACGAATTCTGTATAGAACGCATTGATCTGAGTATATGTCGGGTGGTAGTATGGACATATAAACTCTGCTGCCCCTTTCACATCAGTGGCATCAATTTCCCACACTGCGGTATTTCCTATCTGGTTGAAAGACTTGTTCAGCCTCACAGTACCAGATATGAGCGATGGATGTTCCGGCATCATAAAACATGAGATTTGACTTGAGTCAGAATCCCAGCACTTCCACCGGAAACTTCCTGCTCGGAAAGCGTAGAGTGATCCAATGACGTCAACTAGTGCAGGTTGGTATGCATCTTTCCATCCAGCAAAGGTTGAGGTAACTTCTGTGGTGGAATTTGTGAACTTGGGGCAAACAGCGTTTGACATCTGAAAAATATTTCCATCATTGCCAGACGGTGACTTGATAACCCAATTAAACCTTTTGATGAGCGCGCGTAAGCTTTCCACAGTTTCTCCAGTTGTAAAATCGTTGATGTTATCAATTGCGGGATGTGGTGGCATACCGGTGATATTTTGCATATCAAAAGTGTTTTCTTGCATACTTGTTCGAGTCTTCATGATGCCATCAGAAGTGAACTTTCCTTGTAATGTACCTTGGTTTGCTGAGGAGACGTTTGGGAAGTCTCTGGCGATCGGCACCCAGTTGTTACCCCCGTAAGGATAACCTAAGTGCACGTTTGATGCGCCGCAAATTTCGGTGATCATTTCAACTGAGTCACTCACAACAGCAGATGAAGCCTGCAATTCGTTATCCACGAATATTCGCACATATCCAGAGTACTGTGATAACAGCTCGGATTGCTCAGAGGGGAATTGAGTTCCCCCGTTCTGAACAGGCGCTGGGATGTTTTTCCAGGGCGTGGGCGAAATAAACGGGAAACGAATGTAGACGTCAGTTTTGTCCCTAAAGTCAACGACGACTGAGTAGCAGTAGTCACTATTTGGATATTGCACTTGTGATTCATCGGTAGCCATAGGGTCGTAGACGATCTTCAGACGTAGACTGTGATAATCTGTTTTCACGAGTCCTATATGTAGGATGGTGTCACCCCTCCAGTACTTAAAATTTGCTCCCACGTACCACTGTAAGTTGGGTTGAGGGAAGGTGTAATTATAAGTATCAGTCGGATCACTCATTGATAGTGTGAGGTCCAGATCTGCTTGGAAGGGGGTTACTTTATAGGCTGATATTGCTGTACCAGCTGCGTCTGTAGTTCGTATTGTGTGTGTGTCGTAGTATTGGAGAGTCTGCATGAGGTAAGCAACAGACAATTCATCGGTATCTGACCCAGCGAAGCCGGGTAGAAGCTTGACGTGATTTTGTTCGTCAAGTCCTAGAATATGCCCATTGTCAATACCTGTTGCTTGCGCAAAGTTTGAAAATGCGTGCAGACATCTCGGTGCAGTTTTGTCAAGGTTCTTGGGTTTTCCCAGCCCGAAAGCAGCGAAAGTGTTTAGTACAGCCATGGCTGTGTTGTTTGCGGTGTTAACCCATTTGGAGAGAGAAGGGATTCTCTTTCCGACAGAGTCTGCAATGCTAACAGCAACCTGGCGAGCGTCGTGTCCCATATTTGAAATGGGTCCGCTCCGTTGTTCTACCATTGTCACTTTTTCTACTCCGGACTGTAGGCTCCCTTGCTCACTACCAACTGGCACCAAGAATTCTTGTTCTGATGCCAGCAGGTGCTGCGTAGGAGCGCCCAAGTGGATATTATCTAAG